GGCCCTTGTATCAACACTCTGCATCAGGCATCAGCCCCCTTAACAATCTCATAGTCGTTCCTGTATTCATCAAGAGTGTAACAGGCTCGTACAGCGTATTGCTTGCCTTCTGCAGTTATAACGTCACCAGAGTGGAGCTCAACCGCCTTTGGTGTGCTTAAGATAATGCCGCTTTCAAGCTCCGCGTTGGGTTGAGTTTGCTCCCATTTAACATATTTCTGCGAAAATACTCCAGGAAACATCGAGTCTTCACTTGGTGTCGGCTCCGGCCTATTAAGCACGCCCATTTTATAGCTTGGAACTACACAACTGCACTGCGTCAACTTGACTTCCGCTGCAAGTACCTCAAGGTAACCGCTATGCTCGCCCTCACTTATAGATGTGAGCATATAATGCTGCTCGCCAAGCCTAAGCGCATTGTAGAGCGTTATATTACACCTGCGCACGATAAGCTTCGCTCCAGGAGCTGCCGCAGCATATGGCGAAAAGATAACTCTTTCTTTTCTGCCTATTTTCGCCCAGCAGCCATTTACTGTCTCCCATGCGCCTTTGTCAAACGCTAGTATAACCAATCTTTTATTCAGTTGCCCCGGGTTCATCGGCCTCAACCTCCTCACCAAGCTGCAGCTGCAGTATTATACCGGCTAACCCGTGCTGCAGCCTTTCTGCATTGCCTGTCGGCTCACGGTTCTCAAACCAGTGTGATATGAGCATCTGCTGTGCAAGCAAATACAACTTGCCATCATTCTTTGCACCGGCATTATCCAGGTAAGCCCTTGACGCAGCGATAAGGGCTTCGATAAGGCTATCCTCATCTTCTCCTGTAACGCGCAAATACCCCTTTGCTGCGTCAAGTGTCAGCTTACTCATCTTAACCTCCGCCGCCTTCCTCAACAGTAACCTTAGCTGCCTCTGAAGCTACCGCAACAGCATCTGTAGCGCTCACAACGCAGTAGTAATAAGTCGTTGTTTCAATCGCTGCAGGTATGGCAAATTCAGCAGCAGTTGCACCGCTTACTGCGTTCCCACCTGAATTTGAATTTGTGGCGCTTGAGTACCACTGATAGGTCACTGCCCGCCCATCAGAGGCAGCTCCTGCAACCGTAAGGCTACCCTCTACATCGCCCTTGGTTACAACAATATCTTGAGGCTGCAGTGTTATAGAAATTATTGGAGCAGTTGCTGCCATTGCTCCCGATGCACGTAACTTCGCTAGCAATGCGTTGAAGTCGGCCTTGAGATTTGCAACAGTACTTGCATCGCTATCCGATTGGTAGCGCGCTGCATCAACAAATATATTCTTCGGATCCACAACATCACCCGCAACCTTTAACACAGCGCCTTCGGTTATTTCAAGCTCACCACCGATTACAAGCTTGTCGGGTCCTTCTGTATGGTTCTTGGCTGTATACATAGTCTACCTCCTTAAAAGGGGCTATTAAGCCCCTTATGGTGCCAGCACTGTTGTTACATCGAGGGTTCCGTATATAAACGCGCCAGTGTCTCGCGCTACAACGTCTTCTCGCTCAATTACACGTAGTTCAGTGCGGTCCTTTCTAAATGCTGTTCCACCGATGTTCGTGCTTGCAATCTCATGCCCCTGGCGCTCAAACATGACAATGCCCTCGGCAATATCACCTACAAAGATGGGCGCAAGCTTAGTTGATGTGCCAGTAGTAGCAAGTGCGCTGTTCGCAACAACGTGCACGACCTTACCGGCAAATAACCGCTGTGTCGGCTTTGTTATATCAACCTGCAGTATAGGCTTGCCTGTGCCATCCTCGAGCGTATCGAGGAACTGGAAGCCGTCCTGGTTAGTCACAATAACTGCGTTTGCAGCTATCATCGGGTCAAGTGTTACATTCAGCGCTTTCTTGATTTTCTTGTAATCAGAGCCGAATGCCGTTGCTGCGCCGGCCTGCAGAATTGCAAGTATAAGCGAGTTGCGTGTAACGACCGACTTCTTGCCGATCCACTTCATCAGGTAAGCGATGATGTTCTGGTCGCTGTCCTTAAGCAGGTCATTGGGCACAGGCATCCAGCCAGCATACTTCTTAATGGCATAAGTAAGGGGCTGGAACTGAGGATTTACCATCTCAGCAATATCTGCTGTATCGTCTGTAATGTTCTCCAGCGGCACCATTGCTGCGAGCTTCTCAAATACACGCGAACCCGAAGCTGTGTTAACAGGCACTGTTTCAACGAGCGCTTCAAGCCTTGGAAGGACTCTCTTAAACTCGTTTATTTTGGTCTGTACATCCTCAGGAACAAGAAGGCCACCATCCTCAGGATCTGTAGCAGTCATTGCATTAACTGCTTCACGCTCCTCTTCACCAAGCTGCTGACGCCTGAATGCTTTAAAGAATGCATTCCTGTAAGCTACCTCCAGGGTATCCTTGGGTTTAGAAGTCGGTTCAGGCAGCACTTCCTCAGCTTCAAGCTCTGCAAGCAGGTTAGCCTTGTCTGTTAAAGCCTTAGCTTCATCTGCTTTTGACCGGGCCTCTACCATTTTGTTTTCCGCAACTAGGTTGCGGGCCTCTGTCTTGAGCTGCTCGATTTGATTGCGCAGCTCACGCTCTGCTTTAGTCATTTTCTTCTTCCTCCTTTGATATAAAAAAAGACCCGTTAAATCAGGTCAATGTCGAGTAGTAAAGTGTCTTTGCCTGAGTCCTCCGGCTCGTTGGGCTCGGGCTCTATGGGTATAGGCTCATCGGGCAGTGGAGGCTCAGTCTGAACCATTCCGAGAAAAGCACGCGGTATGCTTTTAAATGCAGTTAAGTTTGCGGCTACACCATTAACTGTTAGCTTATCACCTATAATGGATGCTGCAACACTTTTGCCCTCTTCTATCTCGTCAGCGAACCCGAGCTCAACCGCATCCTCTGCGCTCATCCAGGTCTCTTCGCTCAGTAGTTTACGGATCTCCTCCTCTGTCTTGCCTGTACGCCCATACGCAGGCACAATCACACTGTCTGTGATTTTGTCAATTTCCTCTGCAAACTGCCTGAGCCGCTTACCATAGAAAAACCCAAGTAGCCCGATCATGCCCTCGTGCACCATCATCATAGACCCCTGCGGGATGAGGATCCGATCCCCAGCCATTGCTATTACTGATGCAATACTCGCAGCAAGGCCATCAACGTGAACCGTTATTTTTGCATCGTGCCGCTTGAGCATTGAATAAATTGCTTGCCCTGCAAAAACATCGCCGCCGCCGGAATTAATGTACAGGTCAATCTCTTTAACATCGCCAAGCGCATCAAGGTCTTTTTTGAACTGCTTAGGCGTTACTTCATCTCCATACCATGTAGTATCCGAAATATCACCATATATCTCAAGCTCAGCCTTATCCTTGCTCTTGGCCTGGAACTTCCAAAACTTTTTCAAGCATTCTCACCTCCTTTCATGTACGCAATACCCGCATGCTCTATTGGCACCATATTGCCGTTAAGGAATAGCCTGTCTGCACCTTCTATCGGCTCGTCTTCCTCCATCGCCCGGCATTCGTTAGGTGTCTTTATGCCGTTCTGTACAGCCCTCGCATACGCCTCGTACCGTGTCTTCGGGTCGCCACGGAGTATTACATCAGGGTTGTATTTAACGTAATACTGCTCTGCAAGCTCTGTTCCAGTAAGGACCTTATAGGTTATCTCCTGCTCGTACATCGTCAGGATAGCCATGAGTGTGTCCACGTAGAATTCTCTATTAGCCTCCGCCTGCGAAGCGTAGGAGGTTTTCTCTAACAAGTTCACCTGGTGCGGTTTTACACCGAAAGCTGCAGTCAGCTGCTGAATAGTGAGCTTAGCATTCTCCAAGAACTGCGCATCGGTAAGCTTAAGCGCTATTGGCTCATACTTGTAGCCTATAGGCATAAGCGAAATCCGGTTCACGTTTTTAAGACCGCTGGACATTCTCTCAAACGCCTCTCGGAAGGTCTTCTGCTTCTCTTCGCTCAACTCACCTACATACTGGACAATACCTGAGGTAGTAAGCCCATTCTGCAGTGAGCGATTAAGATAGTTCTCGGCTGCCTTTGCTGTTTCTATCTGTGTCTGCAACGCTTCAATAGGGCTTAGGCCGCGGATTCCATCAGTGCTTATCCCAGTGAAGTGCATTATTTCATCGGGCTTAATTTTGTGCTGCACGCCGCTATTATCTGAAAAGATATACCATAGCTTTGACCTGCACGATATAAGCCCTGTATCATCAACAAGGATCTGCACTTTCTCGCTCGGGAGCGGGTACAGTCCACGCACCTTGCCATCACGGCCACAGTCAATCCAAATATAAGCATTACCATGCACGTTGCGCCTCACCTCTGTTGTAGACCACATAGCAAACGCACTCATGTATGGATTAGGTCTAAGCTTAAGCAGCGGGTACAGGTAGTGATCTGCAGCCTTTCCTTCGCGGCCGCGGTAGATTTTAAGCGGCAGCTTGCCAAGTGTTTCTGCAAGTATTTTGATGCAGGTGTATGCAGTTATCTCTTTTAGTGCCTTCTCGCCTTTTATATTCAGCTCATCACCGTCAAGCCCTAGCCAAGAAGCAAGAGACTGCAGCCCTATTGATTGCTCAGGGGCGCTTGTGTTTCTAAACTTGAAAATCACCTATTACTCCCCCTTGCTATCCAAATTCCAGCGGCTAATAAAGCAATGCCTGCCGCAAACACCCCGGCTATGATATTAAGCAAGAATGTAGCTGTAACTATTGCAATCATTCCTGCGATAATAAGCATGTCGCTTAAAGTCATCCCCATAACCTCCTTAAAAAGTCACTGTCTGCAAACTCTGCAACGCTTATTATCGGCTTGTTGAGCATTGCAAGCTTATGCGCGTCTATCGTTGCATCGCATGGGTCGATACGCTTTGTTGTTTTCCCTTTGAGCTTTTTAAGCTTGATCTCGCCGAACGAGTTGCGCTCTGTAGTAACGTTCGCAAAGCTCCGAGCAAACAACTCATTGCGCTTGTCGTACATAATGTTTCCGGCATCAACCTCGAGCTTGAAATCCTCCGTTGCACTGTGCAAGTTTCGCGCAGATTGGGTTATCATCGTGCAGTCAACTCCAAAGCTCTCCAAGTCGGACAGAAACGCATCTGCGTTAAACGGGTCATACGCAATTCCTAACAGCTGCAGCTCGTACTTCTCGATAAGCTCGCGATAATATGCAATGATGTATTTATAATCTGTTTTAAGCCCGCCCATTGTTTCAGTAAGCGTTAACAGTCCATCCCGCGCCCATATCGTATATGGCTCACGGTCTGTCCTTTCGTGCTCCGCTAACCGCGCCTTTGGCATGAACGAATGGCTTTCAAGGTAATACTTGCGGCGATTCTCGCCTTTTTCCTCTACATCAATCGGGAATTCAAGCACGCCTGATGTTAAGTCGCCGCCGCTCGAGAGGTCAAGACCTAAGTAACAGCTCCTGCCGCGCATGTCTTCAAGTGTTGTGTCAGATGCGCATGCTGCCCATTTCTCAAGATTGAGGTATTGCTCATCCGAAGCATGTACCCACATGTTTAGTGCCTTGGTCATAAAATTACGAAGCTCAGCCCCGCCCATCTCACGCGCTTTTATTGCATCGTTGCGCAAGCTGTTAATTATCTCTGGCGTCCATAACGGGTTAGACTTTTGCCAGTTGCTCTCATCCCACATATCATCGTCTGCATCCATATCGCAAATGAAGACAAAGTGCGTCTCGTCCTTCACAAGGCCATGCAAAACCTTAACCCCATAGTCATACTCTTCTTTGCAAGGGCTATTCAGGTCAAAACCTGCCGTTGTTATAATGCTTACAAGACACTCGGGCATGTTGCGAGTGCCGTCAACGAGCAGTTTGTGCATCTGGTTAGTTTTGTGTTTATGGTATTCATCCAAAGAGCCATAGTACGGACGGAAGCCGTCAATGCTCTCCGTATCACGACCAAGGGCCATGATATACCCGTTTGTAAGATTGCATTGTATTAGGCTTCTATAGTCCTGAATGGTGAACAGGCCTTTTGTTGTCTTTGACCCTCGTAACTCAGGGTCGGCGTTTATAAACTTATAGCATTCGCGCAGCACAATCTTGGCCTGCAGCTCTTTTGTTGCAGCCGTATAGACCTGCGGGTACTGATACCCTGCAAAATTGCCATAATAGAGTGCGGGAACCGCATTGCCTATTGACTTACCATTTTGGCGAGCAACCTGCTGGTAGGACGTTCTGAACCGCCTGCGCTTTGTATCTTTATGTATCCAACCGTTCCAGGAACCAAACACAAAATCTTGGAACCCTTTCAAGCGCAACGGCCGCGGCTCATCGCCCTCAGCCAATACTAACATTTCAGCAAAGTGGATAATGTCATGCGCTTTATTGATATCCCAGATATAAGGGAATTCCTCCGTTCCCTGCCGTGACAGATCCGTTAAGTGTCGCTCGCACGCTAAACGCTGATGACTGCCTGCGAATACATCGCCACAAATTACCGCCTCGGCATACTCAGTTGGCCTGTCCACGGTATGTGCTCCACTTGCTTGTTCCTGCATCACTCTTCTCCGCCCTCGGTACATTCTTCGCTCGAGCTGCAGGATTCAGAAACATGCGATCTTCAACTTTTAACAACATGTCACGCAACCGGAGCAGTGCGCCTTGCGTACTCGCAATAGTTTTATATAGTACCACCCTGTCGCTTGCGCTTTCGCATTCATGTGTTTCCGCAGTCATCCTCGCTATGCTCTTTTCTAAGGCATCGATCTCAGATGTCATTATGCAGTAGCGGTTTATTACTGCCTCGTCCATCGCCTCAACATACTCCACAGTCTTATATAGCTTTTTTAACTTCTTAAAAACCTTGAGCGCCACAGGGTCAGCCATCACTTTCTCATCTGCTCGGAAATTCTTTATCCCTGAAGATGCAGCTGCCTCTGCTTTTTTGCGGGCCTCTATCTCAGCCTTTGTTAGATGTTTTTTACCCTCCTGCAGGTGCAGCGCTATCGGTTTTGCTGGCCGTCCTGCCATATTACCACCTCCTGAAGCCCTTGATTTAGGGAGTTTCTGCGCATGAAAAC